ATATCACCAATAGTATAGATACCTTGCGGTGAATTGTCTACTGCGATTACTTCTGTATCATCTGGTAGTAACTGAGCTAATGGGTCTAACCATCTTACTCCGTTACTTCTAAATGCTACCTTTACTAAGTCTTCTTCTCCATCTTCATAAAGTCTGACAGACGGAACCTTTACTGCGAATGTTGTACTCATACTACTATTATATCAGAGTTCCTCTATGCCGATTCCAGCGTACCGCCGAAGTGCGCTACTTGCAAATGCGCATTGATCAGCTTGACAATATCACTGGCGTAGATCGAGAACTTAAGTTCTTTCTCCTGCACACCGTTCTTGAAATTACGGACTGTTACTTCCACCTCATCGCGATTTTCAATGAAGAAATGTGCTGCTAGGTCTTTAATCTCGAAGAGTGAATCACACTCTGTCTCTATCATTGCTATTGTATTGTATTTACTCATTTTTTTTTCAATTTCCGATTTATAAAGTGCCGTATCCTATCTCATTCGATTATTCTTCGTCGTGCTTCATGCAGTTTAATTGCTCTAGCTCAAAAATAATATTTTCAAGATCCATTTGAGCATAGTCGAGTTCGTCTATTAGCTTAGATACTTTTTCTGATGCTTTAACGTAATCGTCATTAAGCTTAACTTTCCTTTTTTCAAGGAAACTTTTTGTAACTACCATAATTCTATTCCTCCGTTAAATTAAAAGTTGATTTATAAAGTGCTGTATCCCATCTCTTCGTAATGCTCGTCTTCAAAAGAAGCGATAGCTTTATCCAAGCGATCCATTTCACGGCTGTAATGATCTGCTGCGCTCCAATCATTAGTAGCAATGGCTTCATCGTAATTGTTACGAGCTTCAATATATTCTTTATCTAGTGTTGTAATATCTTTCATATTAGTTTCTTTCGATATAACCATCGGCATGAACCACATCATTCTCATAGACAAAGAAGATATGCCATTTTGAACAATCGACAATCTTTCTCATTTCACGAATAGCTCGTTCTGCCCATCCACGGGACTTAAACATTTTGATTTCACTTTTCTTGTTTCCCCAAGGGGCGTGTTCACGAAGGAATAGATCGTTACAGAGAAGTTTAGTACCAGAAGATGTTTCCATCTTCACAAAGCATTTTTTCCAAGTCTTTTTCATTTTAAGCAACTCCAGTCCAATGAACATTTTCAAGAGAACCGTCGAGAACATTTCCTCGAGCGAAGTTTCGAGCGGGAGCGTTATAAGAGGCGGCTTTCAGAATATCGCCTCGTTTGAATTTCTTATCTTTATCAGTGTTAACCACAAATGAGTGGACACCACCGCCAGAAACAATCTTAATGTATTTTGAACCGGGATTGTATTTGATTCGATCGCAATAACGTTCATACATTTCAGATCGAATAGTGCTGCCACCATTCGACCACTTCTCATATGATTTCTTAGCGACATCAATGAGAGCCTCAACTCCATTTTTTATATCATTCTCAATTTTCATAATATTATTATAATATAAAATGAGAATTTTGTCAATATATCTAAGTTGTTGACTATCAAGGACTTACAAAAGAAAAAGATATTGAACTCAGAAAGTCATAAGTCATTGATACTTAACGGTTTCCAAATGTTCGAAATACTGATCTCTTCTTTCTCTTAGTAAATCGACCCATTTATCTCTCGATTCAATGAAAATTAAAGACTCATCGGAACCTTCAACAACCATGATAATCACTAATTGATCAATTTTCTTACCTGTTCTTTCTTCGAACATAAGAGAATATCCTGTCGCTTGAAGAAAATATCCAGTGATATCAGCCTCTGATTTTCGACGAGATGATGTCTTGAAATCAATGATTGAAGGTTTTCCGTCAAAGTCAGCGATCAAATCGACTCTGCCAGCCATCATCAATTCGTCAGAATAAAGAGGACATTCCTGCATGGCAATATTATTCACTCGTTCATCCAGAACTTTCTTCATTGAATTCCACATCTGAATCACATGAGGCATTGTCCCCTCTTTAAGATAGTTATCTTCATTATTGAGATATCTTTCTGCGGTATAATGAACAGCATTTCCACGGGCGCATGCATGGCGAGCAACTCTATTTGCTTCTTCTGCGCCAACTGCGGCTCGCCATGCATGAATACTATCTTTAGTGAACCATCCAAGAACCGTCGTCATTGAAGGATAATAATTACCACTAGGCACACGATATAATCTACCAATCTTAGTAGATTTAGCGGACAAATCATAATCTAATTCAATAGGTTTGTGTATAAACCTAGTAGTCATAATTATCTAAGTAAAGTTCATGCTCATATTGATTAGCAAAATCTTGCTTACCCTTCATGTTTTTATTGAACTTTCGTGCTCTTCGTTTCTTTTGTTCGAATGGATCGAACTCATTTCTTCTATCTCTTTTTCTCTTTATATTCTGTTTATTTCTTTTCATTTTAGTAATGATCAATTTTAGCTTGCTTGCCCGCAGCTTTCTTAATCCCCTTTAATACATCATTCCAACCTGAACCTGCTCGTCTGATAGTAGATACAGAACCTTCATATGAAAGACCTGGTGCGCACACACCTCTTTTTACAGTTCCGCCTTTTCCACAACCACAGTCTTTTCCAACTGGAGTGTCACGTTCAGCAATAGAATGTGTTTCTTCCCATGTCTTTTCGCATTTATCGCAATAGTAATCGTATGTCATAGTGTTTTAAACCAATATGGTGTTTCTCTTTTAGTCCACTTCATTGAGAAGCGCTTTTGTTTTGTTTGATAGAATTTTTGATATGAACCGATAGGATCATCATAGTCCATACACTCGGGGTTAGAACCCATAGCGAGCGCAAATGGTGTCATATATGATTTCTTAATGTTCTTTGGTACTTCTTTTAGAATATCAAGGAGCTTTGTTTCTGATATATGAACCTTTCCATACCGATATGTATATTCTTTACACAAGCACTTGAATAATTGATAATGCCATTTGTAATTCATATGAGATTCCATCGTCCACAATGTAGAAGGGTGTTTCATATGAACAGCTTTATATAATTTATCTTCACGATCATCAGATAATTTCCAATAACGAGATAGTGTCTTACCAGAAACTGAAGGTCGCTTTTCTTCTTTACCATCAAGTATACGATGAGCAGTAGAAAGCATTTGACCTGATTCAAGAATCATTTTGACCACATGCTTATCACAATGCCATTTAGCAGCGACTTCTGGTACAGGGGATAGGGCGAAGATATTCATAATGTAGTACTATATATTAAATCTCAATTATGTAAAGATTTTTTTACATTTCCTTTTAAGATCGTTCTTATGATTTCTCTTTTCGATCTGTTCGATCTTTCTTTTAAGAAAGACAATATCCTCTTTGAGTGTAAGAATATGGTTTATTAACTCTTCCTTACTCATTTCACAAATGTCGGAAAGACAGATTTGATAAGACTTTCAGATACGCGAGAGTATTCTTTCATAAGCTTAGCATCCTTTGAGAGACAAACGATGTTGGCATCTTCTTCAGTTAAACTCTCAAGAATATCAATAAACAGTCTCTCTTTCTTAATAGGAGTGAATTTATTATTACCTTTTACACAATAACCCAACATCTTGATCTTTTTGTCTGGTTGACCAAATGGAATCTCATCACAAGTATATGGTGGCTTTCCCTCTGGAAGATCAAGTGAGATTGTGCTATCGAAATTAAGTTGAAGGATTGTTCGAAGTGAAAACGAATCATTTTCCTTCAAGATTTCTTGACGTTCTGCACGCGTAGGTGCGTCTTGGATTTCAGTGAATATTTCGTGTAGTGTTTTCATAATTTTATTTAGTTTGGAAATCTTGAGCTGCTTCTACAAGCATATTACAGCGCTTGGTGATCAGATAATTAAGGATATTTTTCTTAGGCTTACTTGCTTCGTTGCCAACTTCTGACTTAATAGCATTCGTGATATCTTTTGGAATACAATCAAGATCAATGACTTCTTTGTTTCGTTGGAAGTTTCGCAAGACCTCTGTTTCCATAACAGATGCTAGATCATCTTTGCTTTTGTACCATTCTTGAATCTTATTCATTCTCATAGGCTTTTGACGAAGACCATCAGTAAATGTATTATCGACACTAAGAATATTTGGGACACCATCACTGGAATCACCCTTACAGATATGTTCGAATTTATAAAAATGCGGATCATCAACCTTAATGAAATCTTTCTTCATCGGGCTGAATTGTTGCACATTTGAATACCGTTGAAGTTGTAGGAAATCTTTATCTGCCGATATAATGATAACAGGTTCATCTTGCCCAAATTCTTGAGTTGATTCAACAAGTGTTGCAATAACATCATCGGCTTCTGCACCTTCAACACAAACAACAGGATAAGGAAAGTGTTCTTTCAATTCATCTCGAACAAGATTGATCAGACGAAAAAATTCTGTCCAATCAAGTGGTGACTCATCTCGATTCTTTTTCCTACCAGATTTATACTGTGTATATGCTTGTCTTCGCCATGAGCCTCCATCACAAGCGATGATTGTCTTTCCATATTTGTCACGGAATTTTACATTGTATTGCCTGATTCGATTAAGAATCATGTGGCGAATAAGACCCTCTTGAATTTCTTCTGGACGATCTTGAGAGAAAATTGCTGCGATGGCAATTGCGCTATAGTCTATAATTATCATAATATTATTAAATCAGTTACTGATTATATCACCTCTAATATGGATGTCAAATCTTTTTTATTCTTTAACCCACATATTCTTCAAATGATTTCGATGGATTTTACCCCCAACGAAACCGTTCAAATATTCATCAGGTTTCAATAAGACGTCTCTCACGATTTGTTCACGCATTTCAATATAACTCATTTCTCCCTTACTCTTACATAAATGCAATATCTCTCGTTCAAAATGATCTAAACCATTCTCTTCCACGAGAGTTTTGACGGCATCGCTTGAACCGCAATATGTTTTCCAATCTGATTCCTTAATTGATCTACGTTTTCTCTTTTTTCCTTTTAATGGCGCCTTAGTTACCTTTGAGAAGAAATTCTTCTTTCCAATATATTTCATACCCGTTTCTTTATCAGTGACCATATAGACAAAGCCTATATTATCCTCAATCATTTCAGACGTAAATTCTTCCCCATTATAACTCCACATAGAGTTATTTATTCTCTACGAAATCTTTAAACGAGAGCAGCTTTCGCGAAGAAATGATTTCAAAGAAAGTTTTTGAATCTGGACCACTAAGACGATTATAATCAAATTTGACCTTTGAAATTATTGGTCGATAGTGTAGAGTTCTTTCTTTAGGAATAATTAGAAGTTGACCCGTTGTTACCATATCACCTTTATTAACATTACCAATTCGAAGTGGATTCATGAACTGATCTTTATCTGGACACTTTGCTAATAAATCCATTAGTTCGCCGGGATCAGTGATTTCTGATGAAATAACCTTTGTGGCATACTCTAATCTCTTTTCGCTACTCTTTCTGGATTTGATTAGTCTTGGATCAGTAGGATTTTTATGATAGCCAAGTTGTGGCATCATAATTCCGTGATTAGTTCTGCAAGAATATTCACCTTCATTCGGCGAAAGATGTTTTACTTCATATTGATATTCACGAGGATTATCTTTAGTAGCATCATCTTTTCTTACAGTAAAACCACCTTCAAGGATATAACAATCTTTTTCATTAAAGACATATGTAGCTCCAGCAAGGTTGTGTTGAATTAAGACGTTTAAAGCTTCTTTAGGTGTCTTCATTAAAAGAGCTTTACGAATAGCTCTTCCATCTGGAGAATAATAGCCATATTGATCACGCTTATTTTTACGTTTAAGAATAATCTTATCGCCTTCTTTCTCGTCGCTTTTTACAGAGAATGATGCGGATATAATTGAAACACCATATTCATTTAC